AGACGAGCACCAGCTCGATCTGCACCTCGACGATCCGGCCGACGCCATCGGCCGGGTGCAGGCGCTCCTCGTCGACCTGCAGCGATTTGAGCCCGACCAGGCCGCCGATCGAGGCGGCGAAGTTCCGGCCCATGCGGATGTAGTTGACCGGCCGGTTGGCGCGCAGATGGCCGAGCAGGGTCGTGATCGCGTCGAGGCCGCCCATGAAATGCGGCAGTGTCCGCGCCTGGATGGTCACGGTCTGATCGCCCATCCCGGTGAACTGGTAGTCGGTCGCGTACCAGGTCGCGGTGCCCGGCACCCGGGCCTCCGCCCGCATCGACAGCCGGCCCGGGTTCAGCCCGAGCCTCTCCAACCGAGCGCCGCCGATCGACACCAGAACCCTCATGCCCAGCTCCCGAGATCGTGCAGGGCGCCGGCCATCGCGGTCCGCACGGCCCTGGCCTGCTCGCGCTGGGCATGGCGGGCGGTCGCGGCCGGATCGGTGCCGTGGATGTGCTGGGTCACCTGGACGTTGCCGCCCCCGGTGCTGGTCTGCTTGCCGATGCCGCCGCCTGCCGCAGGAGCGGAGGCCGGCGGCGAGAATTGCGGGCTGATCCGCGGCGTCAGTTCGATGTTGAGGATCGAGCGCAGCTGGTCGGCGATCCGTCGCGCCTCCGCCGTGGCCTGCCCACCGGCCTCGCTGAGCCCTGTAGCATAGCGCTCCATAACCTCGCGGGCCGCCGGCGTGAGGTCAGCCGCGCCGAAAATTTCCCGCAGGCGCCCCTGCAACTCGCCCAGCTTCCGGGTCGTGCCCTCCGGGTCGGGGAACTGTCCGGGCCGGTCCTTCTGGTATTGGAGCCGGGCCGCCTGGTCGAGCAGCGTCACGATGCGGGTGACCTCGGCGCGCCGGGCTTCGCGATATCCCCGAATGGAGGCATCGGCGAGCTGCTGTCCGGCCTCCCAGCCGCTCATATCCCGCGCCGCGGCCATGCCTTGCGCCCGGTTGCCCGGACCCTTCTGGCCCAGCCGTCGCGCCCGCTCCGCCTCCGGATCGACCGTGACCGGCTTGCCCCACCACCACTCGGACAGAACGGTGTCGGCCGTCCGGTCGTCGCCATAGGCCCATTTGCGAATGCTCTTGATCCAGTTCGGCGCGTCTTCACTTTTCGGCGCGGCGGCGGGACTGCCGGGGGGGACGAACTCACCGGACGTCCGCAGGCGGATGGCTTCCTCCTCGGCCGCTCGCTCCAGCCATCCGGCCCGGCTTTGCAGGTCTTCGACCTTCTTGATGGCGCCGTCGATCGCGGCATTGAGGCCCGGGAGAGCCCATCGGGTCATCCGGTCGCCGATGTCCTCGACCAGCTGCTTGAAGCGCTGCAGATGGTTGGCGCTTGTGCTCAGCTGGATCGCCAGCCCCTTGTCGAGCGATCCGGCATAGTTCTTCGGGTCCTTGATGAAGGCGAGCATGCGCTTGATCTCAGGGAGTGCCTTGCCGGCCCGGGCGGTTTCGTCCCACCATTCCCGGCCGAAGATCTTGATGGCGGCCGTCGCCATGTCGGGCGCCTTCTCGAGCTTTTCGAAGAGATCCAGCAGGGTGCCGGTGGCGTCCTTCTTCATGCCCTCGGCCACGCCCTTCGCCGTCAGGCCGAGCATTTTCAAGCCCTCGGAAACCCGCTTCGGCTGCTGTGGCGCCGTGCGCAGGGTGCTGGCCAGGCTGGCGAACCAACGAGCCACGACCTCTTCCTGCATGCCGGTTGACCGCACTGCCGTCATGACCGCGAGCGTCGTCTTCAAGGGCACGTTGGCGGCCTGCGCGGCCGCGCCAGTGCGCCCAAGCATCTCGACGATTTCGCGTTCCTTGGCGGCCGAGTTGTCGCCGAGCCCGTTGATCATGTCGCCGAGTTCGTTCAGCTCCTTCATGTTCATGCCGAAGCCGGACCGGATGTAGGCGAGCTTTTCCGAGGTCTCGCGCGCGGAAACGTCCCAGCCGACGCTCGCCTTGGCGACGAGCCGCATATACTCCTCCAGGTCGTTGTAAGGGATGCCGGAGGCCCCGGCCTCGGCCACCAGGCCGGCCACTTCGGTACGGGCGATGCCGAGCTGGATGGCGATCTTCCGGATCCGGGTTTCGAGATACTCGATGTCGCCGGGATTGTTGATGTCGACCTTCTTCTTGACCTCGGCCATCGCCTTCTCGAAGGACACGGCCGCCTCGCCGGCCCGATAGGCACCGTAGCCGGCGCCAAGCGGGGCAAGAGCCCGCGCCCCGAACCCGAGCGCAAGACCGGTTCCGCCGGCCTCGGCCATGTGACCGCCACCGGCCCCGTTGATGATGCGCCGGCCCAGGCCGCCGCGGTTGAGCGCGCGATGAGCGGTCTCGGCCGAACGGGCGACGTGATCGAGTTCGCGACTGAGACGGGCGGCCCCCGAAGCGCCAGAGCCGAGGTCGGCAGCCGAGCGCCGGGCCGACCGGAGCGCCCGATCGGCGATCGCTGCCGACGTGCCGACCTTGGCCACCTCGCGGTTCAGCTTGGCGGCACCAGCCTCCCGGCCGAGATCTCCGGCAGCCTTGCGCAACTGCCGCAGGTCGCGCTCCGCCTGCCGCGGTCCGTCGCCCGTCTTGGACATCCGGACATTCAGGGCGACATTGAGAGCGGACACCGTCACGGCTCAGTCCTTCGATAGCCGGCCGCGGCTCTGACGACCCCCCAGGTCTCGGCGTCGATCTCGCGGGCCACGATCCAGAGGCGCATCAGCTCTGCCCAGTCCATGGCGAGCACTGCCGGCCATGGCGTCGACAGGGTGGCGCTCACGCGGGCGGCGTATTCCCGCCAGCGGCCCCACTCGGCGAAAAGCTGAACGCCGTCCGAATGTCGCGGGGCAAAAAACCGAAGGCGGCCTCCGCGACCGCCTGGTAGTCGTCATCCACCAGGCCGCGCAGCACCGCGACCGGCAGCCCGGTCATGGCGGCATAGAAGTCGTAGAGCACCGCGGTATCGCCATGCTGCTCGACCACCTCGCCGACCTCGGCCACCGTCAGGCGCCGCACCTCGACTGCCTCGACCACCCGGCCGCCCCATTCGAACGGGCACTCCAGGATAACATCGATGGAGCGGCCGGGAAGGAACGCCAGCGTCGCGGGAGGAGGAAGCGCCCGCTTGGCAGCGGCCGCCGGCGCCGGGGCCTTGGCCGGCGCCTGGTTGTCGAGCTGCTCGATCATGTCGTCCGACGGCAGCTCGAAATCGCTGCCGAGCGGCGAGATCGGCCGGCCGTCGTCCGGCAGGAGGCGGTCGGTCTGGGCGGCGGTCATGGGCGGTTCCTGAGGTTGGGCGTTGCGCGTCGAAGAGGTCTCGCCGCCCGGGTCAGGCGGCGATGATCTGGTTGTGCTCGGCGGAATAGTCGATGCCGTCGATCACGAGCTGGTTGTTGAAGAAGTCGAACTTGTGGACGGTCCGCCCGTCCTGCTGGTCGTGGTAGAGCACGATTGACGACATCATGACCTTGGACGTGTCCTCGCCGCGCAACTGCCGGGTCCGCTGAGGCGTGATGTCGTTGATCAGCCCCTTCAGGGCGACGGCCCGGCCGATATTCTTGCCGGCCTTACAGTCGCGGATGCGCTCGTAGTAGTAGAGCGTCGTCCAGTCGCCGGGCTCGCGGCCGAAGCGCGAGCGGATGCGCTCGTCCGGGCCGTTCAGGTCGAACTCGGCCTGAAGTTCTTCGATCTCGTAGGGAAGGCTCAAGTTGTACCAGCTGCCGGAGGTCGGCAGCTTCTCCATCGTCCGCTTCAGGTCCGGCAGCTTGCCGGCGGCCACCATCAGGCGGAGGTTCATCGTCTGCATCCACCAGTTCGAGCCGTAGATGATCCGTTCCATGTCAGGCTCCTAGCGTCAGGCGACGGCGCGGACGTTGGGGTTGCCGAGGCGCTGGATCGCCTGGGCGATGGAGTCCTGCAGCACCTCGAAGGCCTCCGGCTGGGGCTCGGAGAAGATCTGCAGGTCGACCAGGTCCGGCGTCTCCTCGAAGCGGAGCTTCAGGCGCAGGATGCCGTCGCGCAGCGTGGTGATCGTGTTGAGGCTGCGCGACCACAGGATCTCGTAGTCGACCAGGGCGCCGAAGGCCTTGCGCTCCTCGCAGGCCTCGGAGAGGGAGCGGGTGATCAGGGTGACCAGGTGCGGGGTCATGTCCTCCGACAGGTAGCCGCGCAAGGCCCGCGACAGGGCCTTCTCGATCGAGCGGCGCGTCCGGATGCGCTTGATCGACCGGTAGCTCTTCACCGTCGGGTCGGTCGCGGTCGAGAACGGCGCCCACAGGAGCTTGCCCTCGATCACGGTGGCGAGCCCGTTCTGCGGCAGATAGTTGCCGTCCGTGGCCGTGTCGCCGTCCCGATAGGTGACCCGCTGCGACGGGCCGAGAATGCCCTTCAAGGGCCGGTTCCAGGCCGCCTTGAACGGGGTTCCGACCTCCTTGTCGCGCCGCACGATCGCGGCCGCCACATGCGGCGACATCGGCCGGATCACCGAGGCCCCGTCCAGATAGACCCGGACGTTCGGATAGCAGTCGATGATGTTGAGCGAGGTCGCGAAGTCGGCCGCATGCTCGGCCGCGGCCTCGCGGTTGGTCGAGGGCGCGTCGACCACGGCCATGCAGTCGATGATGCGCGAGCAGACCGCGTCCATCGCGGTGATCACCGGATTGGCCGCATCGTCCGGCCGGCCGGCGGTGTAGCCGGGCGCCAGGATCAGCCCCGGCTCGATCTTCAGCTCGTCCTTCGCCTCCAGGAGCGCCCAAATGCCAGTCTTCGCCCCGGCCGAGCCGACGATCGAGCCCATCTCGGCGGCGAGCTTGGCGGCCGGATCGGTCAGCGTCGAATGCGCCACGCGAACGAAGGCGATGTCGGTATGGATGCCCTCGGACATGATCTGGTTGACGGTATCGCGCGCCAAACCGGCGCCGAGCGCCTCGATCGCCGCCGGATCGTCGGTGGCCAGCCGCACCGGCTCGTTCAGCGGATAGGCGACGTTGTCGGCCAGCGGCGCCGGCAGGCACATCCCGATGACCGTGGAGTCCCGGGTGTCGATCGAGGCGATCGTCTGCGACAGATCGCTGAAGACGCGCACGCCGACGAAGGGCGAAGTGGCGGACATGAGGGGCTCCGGGGGCTCGAAAATCGGGGCTTGCGCGAAGGACGCGGACCCGGCGAGACTGCGGCGGAGCGATGCTGCGTTACAGGCTGACCGCGGTCAGCCCCTCAGTCGCCCAAAGCTTCGACAGCATCCTGCAGGGCCGACTCGGGATCGTCGATAGCGAAGTCCTCGCGCATCCCTGCCTCGATGAGCGCCCACGCCCCTGTCGTGCGATCTTCAAAGCTGCGCAGGAACGCGACAAGTACTGCTGCCTGCTCATCGGTCAGTATCTTCATGGTCGATCCCTTTCAGGCAAACACACACACCGGGCTCGTTGGCGTCACCACCTTGGCGGCGAGCGCTTCCGGCACCGCCCAGCCGTCTGGCGCGAGCAGGTTGACGTGGCAGCCTTCGGCCGGCGCCAGGACCGGCTGGCCGTCGGCATCGAGCGCGCCGGTCGGCAGGGCAATGATGCCCGACCCGAAGACGAGGTCGGGATAGACCGGCCCGGACGCGGTCATGACCAGCGGCAGCACCACTGGGCCGGTCTCGGTCTCGGCCGTCAGACCGACCGCGCCGAGCAGGGCCAGGGCTTCGGTGCGATCGCTGAAGCGCAGATAGATCGTGTTCATGCCGCGAGCCTCGCTTGGGCAACGACGCCGGCCGCCGAGGGCTGATCGGTCAGCGTCCAGCCGACCAGTTGGCGCAGCCGCAGGACCTGCCCGGTCGCAAGTCCCGTCGACGCTCCGATAAAGACCGTCGTCGGCCAGGAATTGGTCTGCGCCGCGGAGGCGCCCCCGCCGTTAACGCGGAGCCGTGTCCCCGACGCGCCCCAGCCGGCGCAGAGGCCGATCGCCCCGGGAATGACATCCGTTCCGACGCCGAGCGCAAGCGCGGATGCGGCATTGAAGATGGCCACCCGGGTGTTCGGCGAATTGGTCGCCCTGATGAGATTGAGGCCGTCGCCGAGCCCGACGATCTGCTGCCCGGTCAGCGCCACCGGGATGGTGCCGCGCCAGGCGATCCCGGCCGAGGCGCCCTGGATGGCCGCGGCCGCGCCCGCGGTCAGCTGGCAGAGATCGGTCGGGCGGGTGACCGCCGACCCTGACGTGGGGATGTAGGAGGTCGCCACGGCGCCGGCCTCGAGCTGGGCACCCCAGGCATACAAGCAAGCCAGTGACGCCCCCGCATAGCTGCTCACACCGTCAGTGGCCGCCGCCCCGAAGCCCACGGAACCCGCGGCCGTCGCAGTCGCGGTCTTTGAAATGGCGCACCGCCACCACCCACCAGCAAGCGGGGTCATGGTGGCTGTCACGGCCCCAACGTTGGTCCCAACGGCCCCCGTGGTCAGGTTGAAATAGGCGTTGCCAGAGCCGAATGCCGTTGCCGGCAGGTAGAGCCACGCGATGGAACGGCCGGCCGGCTTGACGTAGACGGACAGGGTGTAGGTTGTGCCCGATGTGAACGAGACAAATTGCTGCTCGGCGTGAGATGCGGTTGTTGCGTCTTCCACCATGCCATCGGCTGTCACAGTTCCATCGGGTGCGGTGGCGGCATCTTGGTCCACCGTGATGCGGAGCTTGGTCCATCCAACATCATCGAGCTGGGCACTGCGAACCATGAG